TTCAGAGTGGGTACACGGTGAGCCTGATATGATTATCGAAGTCCCGCCACAAGAGATCCCAGCATTTGGTACAATGGGTCCTAATGCTATTCCATATCGTTATACAAGTGTTGACCTTGGTCTCACAGAAGATAAATGGTTGCGTGGTTCACAGTTCTTACCTAGCGAGCCTACTGTAATGCACCATATGCTTAACTCAGTATCAATACCGGGCGAGCGTAATGGTAACATTCTAGGTGCTCAAGGTGAAGGACAACAGAACATGGAGTATGCTTCTATCAGTGCATATGTTCCTGGTGGTGATCCTGATTACTATGACGAGAACACAGGAGGATTGTTGCGAGCAGGTTCAATTGTGAATCTACAATTACACTACACACCTGATGGTACAGCGAGAACAGACAGAGCAAGAATCGGACTATACTTCCACGATGAAGGTGTAGTACCAGAGGAGAGAATGGCAGGCGATTGTGCTTGTATCTTCCCTAACAACTGGACACCGATTCCACCGTTTGATCCTAACTTTGTACAGACAGCAGAGATTACTCTAAAGAATGATGTTAACCTACATACATTCTTACCACATATGCACTTCCGTGGCAAGAGTATGAGAGCTAAGGCAATCTATGCTGATGGCACAGAAGAAGAACTAATCGACATTCCTAAGTATGACTATGCTTGGCAACTTTCATATACGTGGAAAGAGCCTAAGTTTATTCCTGCAGGAACACGGTTGTTTGTTGAAGGTGCGTTTGATAACAGTGTGGACAATCCAATGAATCCGGACCCAGCAAGAGAAGTACCTTGGGGTCAGATGTCAGAAGACGAAATGTTCTTCGGGGCATTCACTTGGAAGAATGTAGAATAGATTGACAATAAAGTTACACAAAGTAACAACAAATTGTCACTTATATACTCATTTTAGGTTCTGAAAGTTATATATAGTAGTGAGCATTTATCGTGGTGCTCACTACTTTTAACTTTATTCTGCTCACAAGGCAAGGAACTAAAAATGAGAATCGGCGCTAAGACTGCCAAATTAGAAGCTATTATTACTTTTGCATTGGCATTAGTAGTAACTTCACCTGTCGTTATGGCTGCAATCGCAGTAATCTAAACTGTTATAAATAGTAGTATCGATTTCTAAGGATATTACTATGGTTGATGTATTAACAAATGTCACAGAAGCCTCATGGGACGCTGGAAACCCTGGAGAACTAGACTATCTCAAGCCTAATGGCTTTAAGTTTTTAGTTCACAACTTACCCAACGTCTCATTCTTCTGCCAGTCTGCAAATATACCTGATGTTTCATTGGGATCACCGCAAGTCGCAACACCTCTCGTTGATTATTACGAGGCGGGTGACAAACTTGCTTACGGTGAACTTATGATTCGTTTCATTATACAAGAGAATATGGCCAACTACAATGAGTTGTACGAGTGGCTTATTGGTCTTGGCTTTCCAGAATCGCACAAGCAATACACTGACTTCTCAAAAAGCCAGTCGTATCGTTTTCCTGATATACGTCCTGATAAGCAACAGGCATTAGGAAACTATAGTGATGCGTCTCTATTCATTCTTGATTCTAACAACAATCCGCAAACTAAAATTGTGTTTCAAGATGCGTTTCCTACATCTTTGAGTGGACTAGAGTTTGAACTTAGTTCAGGTAATACTGATTACTTTCAAGGAGTAGCTTCGTTTAGATACAGGCAATACAAGATTGAGGCAGTATAAATAGTTTATATATTATGAGGCTTTATTATGATTACGTTGAACGACTTGCAGGATCAGTGGAAATCTGACTGCAAAATTGATGAGTTAAATCTTGGCAGTGAATCTACAAAAACTCCCGAGTTACACTCTAAGTATCTGAACTACCTTACAACTTTCAAATTGCAACTGAGAAAATATGAATCTCAGATGCACTCTCTGCGCCGTATTAAATGGCGTTACTTCAGAGGCGAACTGTCCCGTGAAGAGTTAGACAACTTAGGATGGGAACAGTACCTAGGCCCGCAGCCTCTAAAAAATGAGATGCAAGAATATCTAGACAGTGATGCTGACATAATAAAAATCGTAGATAAAATAGAATATATTAAAGCCTGTTTGTATCAGTGTGAATTTATTATGAAATCTCTTAATAGTCGTACTTGGGACATTAAGAATGCTATTGAATTTATGAAGTTTACTAACGGACTTATGTAGTGATACGAGTAACTAAAAAGAATGAAGTATATCTTAAAGTAGATTGTGATCCGTCTACTTCTCAGGAGATATCTGAATTCTTTACATTCGATGTACCTGGCGCTAAGTTTATGCCTAGCTATAAGAATCGCATGTGGGATGGAAAAGCTCGTTTGTTTAATATGTACAGACAAGAGCTGTACGTAGGTCTACTGCCATACTTACAAGAGTTTGCAGAGACTCTAGAATATAAAATAGAAGTTGATATAAAAGATGTGGGTGAACCTGTATCTTCGCAGTATGTAGAAAATTTAGCAAAGAAACTTAATTTACAAAGCGGAGGCAAAGACATTGAAATCAGAGACTATCAAGTCGAGGCTGTCAGACACTCTATCAACAAAGGGAGAGCCCTCTTACTTTCCCCCACTGCATCTGGCAAGTCTCTTATTATCTATAACCTTGTTCGCTATCACCAACATCTGGGTCGCAAACAGCTTCTCATTGTGCCAACCACGTCCCTCGTTGAACAAATGTTTGGAGACTTCGGAGATTACTCAACCGCAGACGAATGGCAAGTCTCAGAAAACTGTCACAGAATCTACGGCGGAAAAGAAAAGACAGCAGAATTCCCTGTAACAATATCTACTTGGCAATCAATCTACAAGTTTCCTAAACAATGGTTTGAGCAGTTTGATGTTGTGTACGGAGACGAAGCACATAACTTCAAAGCAAAATCTCTGACTACTATTCTTGATAAATGTTCTACTGCACCTTATCGCATAGGAACTACTGGTACACTTGACGGTACAAAAACTCATAAGCTAGTACTAGAAGGCATCTTTGGTACAGTAAAAAAAGTAATCACGACAAAGAAACTTATGGAACAAAAGAGTGTAGCTGATCTTGCTATAACTTGTTTGTTATTAGATTACTGTGATGAAGATAGGAAACTAGTAAAAAAGATGACGTACCAAGAAGAAATGGATTGGATCGTTACTAATCCTAAACGAAATAATTTCATTCGTAATCTCTGTATATCTCAGAAAGGCAATACGCTAGTGTTGTTTCAGTATGTAGAGAAGCATGGAAAAATACTTATGGATCTAATCAGTGAAAAAGTAGCTGAAGGGCGCAGTGTTTTCTTTGTTCATGGAGGTACTGATACTGAACAGAGAGAAAACATAAGGGCATTGACTGAGAAAGAGAATGATGCTATCATCATCGCTTCATATGGTACGTTTTCAACAGGCATAAATATTCGTAACTTACACCAGATTGTTTTTGCTTCACCTAGTAAAAGTAGAATCAGAAACTTACAGAGTATCGGTAGAGGGTTGAGAAAAGGCGACAACAAGACTTCTTGTGATCTTTTTGATATTGGTGATGACTTATCTTGGAAGTCTAAAAAGAACTACACGCTTGGCCACATGGTAGAACGAGTGAAGATATATAATGAAGAGGGGTTTGAATACAAAATGGTAAAGGTACCTATCAGTGGAAATTAATTATAACATCGTTCACTTAGCTAATGGTGTAAACTTAGTTGGTGATTTAGAATACACTCCTGATTCCGTTGTTCTAAAATTTCCATTAGAGATTACTGCCAAGCCTGTCACAGATGATACTGGTAAAATAGTGGGCGAACATATGGTTCTTAGGCCATTCTTAGTAATGACAGATGATAGAGAAGTTGTTATAGACCAGTTCAATGTTATTTGTTTTAATAGATTGAGTGAGCGACTGTACTCCTCTTACGAGGAGATGGTAGAGAATGTTTATGGTAAGCCTGTTTCTTTTGAGGGTAACTTCTTGAAAGATGATCCTAAAGCTAAAGAATTAGAAAATCTTGATTCTGATGAACTTGAATACTTGACAGAGCAGTTAGATTTATTGATTGATGGTAAAGATAAGATTGTTCATTAATTCTTCCTTTTCTTTCTAACAAAGCAATTATAACAACACGGCAAAGTCCTGTCAAGCATTTATTATGATTTATTTACTTGACAAGGCAATCTTTTTTTAGTATTATTGTATTATGAATTCAATTGGAGACTATGATGTCTAAAGAAAAAAACGCACACTATATTGATAATAAAAAGTTCTTTGCCGAGATAAAGGTATGGAAAGAAGAATGGGACAAATCTGTAGCAGAAAACAGACCTACTCCTCAATGCACAAATTATCTAGGCGAGTGCTTCGTTAAGATATCAAATCATCTAGCCTACAAATCTAATTTCGTAAACTATACGTTTCGAGATGAAATGATTCTTGACGGTATAGAAAACTGTCTGCGATATGCGGATAGATTCAATCCTGAAAAGTCAAACAATCCCTTTGCATACTTCACGCAGATCACATACTACAGCTTCATTCGCCGAATCAAGAAAGAAGCTAGGCAGACTGAAACTAAACTAAACTATCTTGCTAGTATTGATCTTCAGCAGCTACTTGACGAAATTGAGGGTGACTCTGGAAACTATGAGTATCTGAAGTGGGTTCAAGAGCAGATAGATTCTAATGCTAAAGACAAGAAAGAAATTAGTAAAGTCTCCGAAACAGCACAGCCGAAAAGACGACCGAAATATTTTGATGAAAAAGAAGAATCAGTGCTTGACATTTGACCTAAATAGTACTATACTGGTTAAAACATTGAGAGACTTCTATTATGAAAATTCGTTTTTCCGAAATGTTCTGGTCGTTTCAAGGCGAAGCAGAACTAGCCGGCACTCCAACAGTATGGCTTAGATTTTTCGGCTGTAACTTAGAGTGTAACGGCTTCGGTCAAACGCATCCAACAAAGCCTGATACGTGGGAGCTTCCCTACAAAGACTACGACTTGATTGCCGTTGATCGTGTAGAGGATCTCCCTGTTTGGGACAAAGGATGTGACTCATCATATACTTGGTCAATGAAATACAAGCATCTAGCAACAGACGTTGATGTAGAAGGCGCTTGTGATAAACTTGAATCACTTCTACCTCATGGTAAATTTACACACCCTATTTCAAAACAAGACAATATGCTTGCCTTCACTGGCGGCGAACCCATGCTACAACAAAAACAAATGAAAGCGATTGTCAATGAGTTTCTTATTCGTGGCAATGTTCCTAAGAT